CCAGCATAAGGATCAACGGCGGGCTGTGAAGCTGGCTGTTCAGGCGTAACGTATTCTTTTTCCCAACCATCGTCTCCACTAACCATGCGATAGCGTGGGCCATCATCGTCACTGCGATAGATTATGCTACCGTCGTCATCTGTTTGATATCTAGCCATATTACTGCCTTGAAATAGTTAGTATTCCTACCAATGCCGATGCCCAGTCTTGCCAGTTATTATATGACCTTGGATCTGGAATTCCCGACTCCGAAAAATAACCTATGCCTATCATTCCTGCACCCCATTCCTGCCATTGTTCTTCCGGAACAGTGCCAAGCTGCTGTGGAGCAAATAGCTCTGCCATTAATGAGCACCATTGCTCCCAGGTAGAGTATCTAGGATCGTATGTTACCATTATGGATTACCCGATCCGCGAACGTCACCAGTATCTATGCTGATCATTATGCGTCCCATGAAGTAATCTCCATTTTGAGTATTACTTCTAAACCGTAAACGCATCTCTCGACGCTGCTCTTTCATATCTATTTTTAATGTTTCCGGACTAAATACGTAAGGATCAGAAGGATCATCAACATCATCTGCGTAGGATTTACCGGTAACTATCATTTCCATATCACCTACCTGGACAAAATCAGGCTCAATTCTTTCAATCCTTGTCCAGACGTTATCGCCCGGCTGCTGGACAGTTCCTACCAATCCTATAGTGGAACCGATTACATTAGTTTCTATGAACGAATCAATAGCATTTACCTGGTTTGTATAGATCTCATTGTTACCCTTTTCATGCTGCCAAAGAGTATATTTACCAGCAGTATTCTGTTCTGTGCCGCCCCATATAGGCCGCAAGAATACCTCAGAGAATACCCCTGCAGACCGGCGGGCGCCTAATGCCATTCCAGCGTCATACCAAACTCGTTCCCGCACATTGAATATAATTGCATCATTGCATTCTGTAGAATCTCCGCTTGGGAAAAACCACCATATTTCACCCCAACGCGGCACTTTGCTAACCCATACTTTTTGCCGTTGAGCATAATTTAAATTATCAAAGAAATAATTGTTGTTATATTTATTCTCAACTTCTTTGACAATACCGTCATACATTAAGAAACGGTCAGTTCCTACCCAAAAGAATATGCCGTCATACTCGATTACGCACTGACTAGACATAATGGATGACTGCTGGGTTATCAAGTCATACTTCCAGTAGAATGTTTGAGTGCCTACGGTAGTCGGTGCATACGTTACCCGAACAACTGAATCCAATGTCCAGAATAACCCGGCAGGGGAAGTTGTTCCACCGCGAACCGGCAAACCTTTTACTACTTTTGTAGACGATACGTTATTACTGTTTGAGTCTGCAGAAGTCCAGTTACTAAAATCTCCCGCAGCACAGTTCTGAATCAAGCCATTGCTGCCATACGCAAATAAGTATGGGAATAGCATAACGATCCCACCAGACACCGATATGTTGTTATCGAAAGTTAGGGTTACCGTGCCTGATGCAGTGGCTGGTAGGCTTAATACGGCTGTCCAAACGCCTGCTACGGTGGATGCTGATACTACAGTTGTGCCTGCCTGGATTCCGGTGCCAGTTACTGCTACTCCAGCGCCTATTGCAGCAATTGTTGTAGTAAAGGTAACGCTAGTCGATGTGTTTGTAGTTGTTCCTACGGCAGTAAATACGCCTACCGGAGTCATTGTAGTTCCGGTAAAAGGCCCAAAAATTGGTCGAGTATTTGTATTGGAGGATATATCGTTAAGATTTTCACCAGGATGTGCAATTAAATTGTTTTGCCCATTACCTAATGCATCATAACCAATGTCCATTTGCCATAATGTTTTGCTATTCGGAGCGTAAGATGTCAAATTATCAATATACCCTGCAAATCCAGATCCAGTTCCACCTATAGTTGCGGCACTAATTGTGACTGAGGCATTATGAACATAATCAGATCCACCGTTAGTAATTGTCACGCTAAATACTAGATTACTAGATACCACTACGGTAGCCAAAGCTCCGCTACCAACTGCTGTAACTATTGGCACGCTGGTATAGGTTCCGTTTGTGTATGCGGATCCCTGGTTGGTAATTGAAATTGTAGATATTGAACCTACCGGCTCAATTGGCGTAGGGCCAAATCCTACGGCATTATCGTTGTCAGTTGTCCATCTTTCTAAACCGTTGTTATACCCAGATATAACATAGTTGATACCATTATCGGCACTCATTATCATGCCACGACTGATGCCAGAAGCATTTAGAAAAGCTCCGTTATACCCGGCAATCTTTCTTGGGCGCCCGTATTGAAATCGAACCCATTGGCCATCTACGTAAGTAGACGCTGCAAACAAAGTTCCATCCCTTTGAATGCCTGGCCCTATTTGAAGAGCAACAACTTTTGCAGTCATTAAAATGCCCCGCCATTAATTCCTACTGGAACTAATAAACCTGTTGATGTAAGCGTTGCACCATTCACACCATTAACTGCAAATCCTATTTGATTACTTGCAGCCAAATATAAACCGGTAGTTGCACTTCCAGTAAATGATAATGATGGAGCTGCTGCTGAACCATTTCCTATGGTTAGCGCATTAATGAATGATGATGTAGATGTTTGAGCATTGTATACATTTGTTCCGTCGCAGATAGCAATAATTGTTTGATTCTGCGGTAATACGACTGTTGTTGCACCACCAACACTGGTTTTAAATGTTAGCGTGAATGATCCTGTTGTATTATTTTGCAGCGAATACAATTGAACTGTTTGCGGCAAGATTACGTTACAGTTAGAGGTTAAAACACCCTGGTATTCCTGGATGATACTGGCAGCTTCTGCAGAAGTCAGTGTAACTGTTCCACCGGTAATATTTTTAACCAATTGAGTGAAAAAGAATGTTGCTGACTGTCCATAAGCGTAACTAAAGTAATTGAGGCCATTAGAGACCACCACCAATGATTCAGCAATCTGCAATTGTGCGCTTGCGTTACCATCTATAGTGTTAGCTCCAGTCAAGGCAATGTTTAGAATGCCTGTTCCGTTATTTTTAATTACTATGAACCATCCGGAACCAACTGTGGTTGCTGCTGACAATGTGGCCGTGCCAGCGCCACCAGTCCATACATACATTGATGCTCTATCTGCAGTAAGAAATGTGTAAGCTGAGGAAAATGTCGTTACTGCCGTTGATGTATTCAAAGTGGTATTGATTGCAGTTAATCCATACCCAGCCAAGGTAGCTGCATTGGCCGACGAAGTTCCAGCGCCAAACTGAACCACCTCCCAGGTTCCATTAACCGTTGAATTGCTGGTGACATATATGTATTGAGCAATTCCTGAAGCCACCACAACAATAGTATTGCTACCGTTATCTGTTACCGTAAATGAATTTGTTCCAATATTCATTATTAGGGTAGACTGGCCTACAGATACTTCTGTAGCAGCCGGCATAATCAATTTAAGATTGGTGGTCGTTGCCGTCACTTCAATAATGTTGGCCACTACACTGGTAGTGTTGCCATTTACCGGCCACTGTAACGTAGTGTCAGTGCTGATTGTTAAGTTCTCATAGCCCACTTGCGATGGGCTGATGGTCTGTCCGGTATAGGGATTTACGTATGTAGTCATAATTAGGAATCCACGGCAATGGCCTGACGATCACCTACTCGCGTCACATCTTCTGCTTTCAATGACTGAAGCGCTTCGGTGTATTTCTGTTGGAAAATCGTTCTCTGATCATTTTTCAGGAACGGCATAGCCTGCAACAATGTGCCAAATAACATGGCATTCGGTGCATTTTGTGTAAGCCAATTAGTTTGGTTTGTCGAGCTTAATGGAGAGATACGTTCATAATAAAGCACTGCAAACGAAAAAGTAGTGCTTGGAGTTGGAGCCAGATACCAGTGATCCCAGTCAGTATCCGCATAGTATAGCGGTGTGCCGGTAGTATTAACATTTGGCCAATAATTCTTCAAATACTCAAACTTCCTTAATAAAATAGGACTAGTCCCGGAACTTGTGGTAAGAGTCATTGAGACCGTCTTTCTCCACCTGGCCGGCTTCTGCAAGATAGGATTGCCAGTGGTCATATTGGCATTAACTACCTGCAATTGACCTAAGGTCTTGATCTCTTGAGCAATCTCAAATTCTGCTAGAGTTATAAATGTTGGGATTGCATTGACTACAGCAGCATCTCTACGCTCCAGGTATTGCAATACCGAGGAGGTCAAACTGTCGTAAGTTAGCACCCATGATGGGATATCTGCCATATCAAATCCTTAATCAAGCCTCTTACCGGCCATTTTACGCTTCTTTTAATACGTTTAAAACAGAGTTAATGTTAGCGACGCGCTCTGCTAAACCTAAAACTCCACCGTTAATCTTTTTTGTCATCCCGGTATAATCTTTAGCGTCGGCCTCTACATTAAGGTTGCGCTTGTTCCAGAACCATCCTGCAGTCAGTGCAGCATACTTAGGCTCTGATACCAGGTCAGGATTGTTCACAAGATCAGCCTCAAGCGCTTTGGCAGCATTGGTGTAGTTATCTTTACCGGTGAGCTGAATAAGGCCTCTACCACGGTATTTATAACCCTCGCCAGTCTCTTCTGTGCCGTTGCCCATCCTGCCACCGTATACTCTGTTGGCAATCTTCTGAGGGTTCCTGTCGTAGGGTTTAGCGGATTCAACTGTAGGAAAGCGTGAAGGCCATACAGCGTGCAAGCGATCAGCCGAGTAATTAAGATTTTCTTGGAGGGTTTTAAACTTACCAGATTCGTGCATACATTGGCCAATAAACGCCGCCTGGCGCTCTGGAGTATTCATCCCATACTTAGCAAAGACCTCTTCTAGAGGTGCTAACCATTTATCGTCGATACCTAGTTTGCTTAGACTCTTCATTTTTTACTCAACACTTTCTCTAAAGTTCTACCACCGAAATATGCGGTCATCACTATGAGGCCCCATTGACCTAGCAGATTTACGTAGGTTTCCGCAATATGAAATCCAAAGCCATCCATAAGTGCTAGTGCCAAATACGCAGTTAAGATATACACAAGCGTCATCGGGCGAATATTCTTACTTAGCCATGAGTCGCTACTCATGTCGGCTTTCCAGCGGTCTGAAAGGTTTGTCTGCTCTACTTCATATAACTTGGTGTCGTTAGCCATCTGCGCTAGTTCACCGTTCTGAGCCATTTGAGCCAAGTCCAGTTGTGCCTTAGCCTTAGCCTCTGGATCGGGAATGAGCTTGTCTATTAGTTTGCCACCAATATTTAGTATTGCGTCTAATCCAAACATCACTTTTTCTCCTGAATAAAATCATTCAAAATCATGCGAAACTCTATATTATCCGCAGTCCCCAACATCGCAGAAGTGTTATCTGCAATTAAATACAATTTGTCTATACTGCAAGCCTTGCCGTTATTCTTTAGCCACTGCAAAGTCAAACGCATCCTTTGCTCTGGGTGATGCGTATGGAGAGCAATGTATTTGTATTCCCCCAAACTGCACTTGTAATCTGCTGTTGCTACACAGTAAACGCAAGTGACTGTGAGGATAAGTAACAACCATTTCATTTAGCCAGTTCTGTCGATGCTAGATTAATCCGTGTTTTGACTGCAGTTAAATCTTGCGGTTCTTTCTTGAACCCTACTGCTATATACCCTGCAAACTCACCTACGGGTGGCGGTATTGAGCCACGGCACACAAAGGTTACACCTTGCTTAGACTCCCACTCGCTAGACTTGCCCGTTACAACTAAAGGATTGCAAGCAACTTCACCTGCAAGCATTTGAATTACAGCACTATTACGAGAAGGGTCAGCGCCAAATAAACTAGAAACCATCCCATCTAAACTCCTATCAATACCTTTTTCAGACAACGCAAACATCGTT